TGTGGTCGTCCGTGATGGAGATGGTCAGCCCACCGAGATCGTTACTGTTGAATCAATCAACCGTCAATTTCTACCTGAAAAATTTCAAAAGCCAAAACGCTCTATCAATCGAGTAGATGACAACACTGCTACTCCTGCTATTGATGTTACTGTTGGTGAAGATGAAGCTGCTGTTTATACATGGGCAAAGCTCATGGATGGTCAGTGGCGTTGGAGACAGGAAGTAGACGGAGAGATCATTGAAGATAGCTACGGCAAGTCTCCAAAGAATACAACGCCTTGGCTTCCACTCCGCTTCAACATTGTGGATGGAGAAGATTATGGTCGTGGTCGCATTGAAGAGTACCTTGGTGATCTGAAGTCCCTTGAGGGTCTGATGCAAGCCATGGTAGAAGGATCTGCGGCTGCTGCTAAGGTGGTATTCCTGGTGTCTCCAAGTGCTACTGTTAAGCCATCTACCTTGGCTAAGGCTGGCAATGGTGCTATCATTCAAGGTCGCCCAGAAGATGTGTCGGTGGTTCAAGTTGCCAAACAGGCTGACTTTGCTACTGCCTATCAAATGATCACTCAGCTGACACAACGACTGAGTGAAGCCTTCCTTATTCTTACAGTACGTCAAAGTGAACGTACTACTGCGGAAGAAGTCCGCGCCACCCAGCAAGAACTTAACGAACAGCTTGGTGGTATTTATGGTAACCTTACGACGGAGTTACTGCGTCCGTATCTACAACGGAAGCTGTTCACACTTCAACGTTCTGGTACCCTACCTAAGCTTCCCAAAGGTGTCGTGTTCCCAACAGTCATTGCTGGTATTGAAGGCATTGGCCGTGGACAGGACAGGGAATCTCTGATGATGTTCCTTCAAACCGTATCGCAATCTCTTGGTCCTGAGGCTATGATGAAGTTTGTAAACCCAGAGGAAGCAATCAAACGCCTTGCTGCTGCTCAAGGTATTGATCCACTTCAGCTTATTAAGACGGCTGAAGAGCGTCAACAAGAAGAGCAACAGATGCGTTCTCAAATGGCACAGCAATCTTTGATGAGTCAAGCCGGTCAGCTAGCCAAAGCTCCGGTCATGGATCCAGATAAGAACCCTGCTGTGATGGATGCAATTCAAAACACTGTCGATGGAATCGCAAGCGCCACTCAACCAGCCCCTCAACCCTGAGGATTATGAACTGCCTAGTGCAGAACCTACTTCCCTGTCTCCTCGTAAGAAGCGAGCAGGAAAGCCCCAAGTAAAGACAGATACTGCACGCCCTACTAAGAAGCGTGTGGCTACTCCTGGTCTTGGTAAAGTTACCCTTGTTACCCACTGATTAAACACCTATGTCTGAAATCACCTTTGACGGAAACGATCCAGCAGTTACGGAAGCCCGTGAGGCAGAAGAGGCGAGGCTTGTGGAGCTTGGCCAAAAACTGATGGATGAAGAGCAGGCAAGTGCTCAATCTAAGTATGACCAAGCTCGGGCTGATGCTGAATCAGAACTGAGGTATGCTGGTAAATTCAAATCCGCTGAGGATCTGGAAAAGGCATACAAGGAACTTGAGAAGAAGCTAGGACAAAAGGAGGAGACATCCACACCAGATGAAGAGGCAGAGTCGGAGGCAGAGTCAACCGATGAACCCACTCCGGAAGAAAATGATGTTTCTGACACTGCTAAGTTCATCCAAGAAGCTTCTGAGGAGTACTTCAGTAACTCAAATCAACTGAAGCCTGAGACTGTTCAAAAGCTTAAGGAGCTTCCCTCTGATCAACTGATTGATGCGTACCTTGAACTCCAGAAGAACGCAACCATCCAACAGCAAGAGTTGTCTGATGCTGATGCTGATGCAATCCTGAAGTCTGTTGGTGGGGAAGAAGCTTACAATGAAACCCTTGCTTGGGCAGGTGAAAATCTAAAGCCTGAGGAGGTTGCTGCTTTTGATAATGTTATCAACAGTGGTAACAAGGATGCAATTTTCTTTGCTGTTCAAGCTTTGAATCAACGGTACAAAGATTCTGTTGGTTTTGAAGGGAAGCGTGTATCCGGTAAATCGGTAAAGAACTCCGTCAAGGGATTCCGTAGCCAAGCAGAACTTGCTCGGGCCATCTCTGATCCTAAGTATCGGACTGATCCGGCGTATCGCATGGATGTGGAAGAACGTTTGGCTGCAAGCGGCGATCTGATCTAAACCAGATTGCGGGGACTGCAATGTCCCCCTGCCTATTGAGGATGGGATAACCTCGTAAAAAACCCGATCATGATCGGAGTATTGGCCCGATGCGTCGGACAACCAATACAACGGACGTATTGCATAAAAACTGAATACTCAGGATCCTAATAAACTTCAAGTACTTGGAAAGCTAATAAAACCTTTTTCCCTTAAAAACAATGACTGCTACTCTTACTCAGCTCGGCCAAGTAAATGGCGCGGGCGATACTAAAGCTCTTTATTTGAAGCTGTTTACTGGTGAGGTCTATGAGGCCTTCCGTAACAGCACGATTGCAAAGGGTCTGGTGATGAACCGTACCCTGCGTAACGGCAAGGAAGCCCAGTTCATTCACACCGGTCGTGTGTCTGCTGGCTACCACACCCCTGGTACCGCTATCCTCGGTCAGGGTGATCCTAACGTGGCCGAAACCACCATCGCAATGGATGACCTGCTGGTTGCCTCTGCGTTCGTGGATAACCTCGATGAAGTGCTGGCTCAGTACGACATCCGTGGCCCTATCGCCCGTCAGATCGGCCAGAGCTTGGCTGAATTCTATGACCGCCGCATCTTCCGCGTGCTGGACAAGGCCTCCTCTGAGACCGCCCCTGTGACCGGTGAGCCCGGTGGCTTCCAGGTGAACCTGGGTGCTGGCAACGAGTATGATGCTCAGGCCCTGGTGGATGGTTTCTTTGAAGCTGCTGCCCGTCTGGATGAAGTGGCTGCCCCTCAGGATGGCCGTGTGGCTGTGCTCAGCCCCCGTCAGTACTATGCACTGATCAGCCAGGTTGACACCAACATCCTGAACCGTGAATACGGCAACACCCAAGGTTCTCTGAACACTGGCGAAGGTCTCTATGAGATCGCTGGTATCCGTATCTATAAGTCCAACAACATCCCCTTCCTTGGTAAGTACGGCTCTGCTGCTGGTACTAACATCGATGCGGCTGCTGTGAGCGGCGAGAACAACGACTACGGTATTGCTACCGACTTCACCAACAGCTGCGGTCTGATCTTCCACCGTGATGCTGCTGGTGTTGTGGAAGCCATCGGTCCTAGCGTGCAAACCACCGGTGCTGACACCAAGGTGATCTACCAAGGTGATGTGATCGTGGGTCGTCTGGCCTACGGTGCTGGCTCCGTGCGTCCTGCTGTGGCTGGCGCTTTCCGTAACGTCTGATGATGAAGTCCTAATTTATTCCAAATTAGGAGTTAAACTGTGTGGGGGTCCATTGTGGCCCCCCTTTTTTCGTGTCCTGTCCGACTAATGACTACTCAACTCCAAGCAATTAACCAGATGCTTAGTGGCATCGGGCAGGCCCCGGTGGTAAGCCTTGATGTCGCTAACCCCGAAATTGCTATCGCTCTTGATGTTCTTGAACAAGTCGATAGAGAAGTTCAAGGGGAAGGCTGGCATTTTAATACCGAAGTAGATTATCCGTTTACGCCGGATAATAGTGGAAACATTTACATACCAAACAATGTTCTTCAGCTTTCGGATAACAAATATGCCAACAATCAGAAATACCAGACCGTATTACGTGATGGGCGACTCTATGACAAGATCAACCATACATACACGTTTACTGCCGGATCTCCTGTAAAATGTGATGTAGTGTGGAAGTTTGATTTTGAGGATCTACCTCAAGTATTCAAAGACTATATCACTCAACGCGCTACTCGTTTGTTTGCTGGACGAGTACTGGGTTCCCAAGAAATGGTAACCTTTAATGCACAAGATGAATTACTGCTTCGTGCAAACTGTCTTGCGTATGATACCAACAGCTCTGATGTAAATATCTTTGGTCAGGAATCTGGTCAAAACTTTTATATTAGTTACACTCCATTCCGTGCTATTGCTCGATAAATCATGGCTGCTATCTCACAACGATTTAGAGGGTTGATTGGTGGTGTATCACAACAGCCCGACTCTCTCAAGATTGATGGCCAGCTAAGAGAGTGTGACAACTACTACCCTGATCCAACATTTGGATTACTCAAAAGGCCAGGTGCAAAGCTTATTCG